GGGCTGATAGGCGGACGCGCCCTGTTCGGCGGCGAGCTGCTCCACGGCGGCGCGACGGAAGACCCAGGAGGTGCCGACCTGGGCCCCCTTCAGGCGGCCTTTGGCGACCATCTGCTGGACGGCCTGGTGCCTCACGCCCAGGATCTCGGCGGCTTGGGCCTTGGAGACCAGGTCGGGGATGCGCTTGTCTCGCTCGGTCATGCGTGAACGCTACCGCAAGCGTTGCAGATCTGCAAGTTCGCGACGCCGCTTAGCTCGATGGGGTGAATCGGCGCTAGAGCTGGCCTGATGGCTTGCAGATCTGCAAGCCAAGGAGTACGTTTGCGGCATCACCAAGAGCGAGGAGCAGACGGAGCAGCAGCTCACACGAGCAGCGCCCGGCGCCCCGCCCCACAGACAAGGACCCCCACCATGAACCGCACCTACCTCGCCGCCAAGACCATCACCATCGCCGTCGCCCTCCTCGCCGTCGTGATCAGCTACACCCACATCGTCCACGCCTTCAACCTGCTCGGACTCACCGGATGGCAGGCCTACGCCGCCCCGATCTTCATCGACGGGTTCGGCGCCCTCGGCCTCCTCGCCCGCAACGCGAGCTTCGCCCCCGACACCCGCAAGCTGGGCCTGAAGTTCCAGGTCGCCGCCACCACGGTCAGCCTGATCGCCAACATCGCCGCCGGCGGCTCGCTCGGCGGGCAGATCTTCGGCGGGATGGTCGTGGCCGGCTACATCGCCGCCGAACTCCTCGCCGACAAGATGCGGTCGGTCGAGGCCGCCCAGGCCGACGACGCCAAGGCCCGGCGCTCCGCCGCCGCCAAGAAGGCCGCGGCCACCCGGGCGGCCAAGGCGAAGGCCCCCGCCCGCAAGGCCAAGCCGCTCGCCGCGGTGGCCTGACGAGCCCCGGGGCCGGGAGACCGGCCCCCACCCCCACCGAGACACAGGAGAGACCAATGATCGACGTGACCGTGACCGTGGACCCCGCCACCGGGAGCCTGACCATCACCCTGGACCTGGCCGCCGCGGGCGCCCTGGAGGACGTCATCGACGCCGCCGACTTGCGTAGCCTGGCGCGCGAGCCCGAGAGCCGCGGCCTGGACGACGCGGACGGCGCCGCAGCTGCGGCTGTGGGCCGGGCCATCCTGGCCGGCATCCGCCAGGCGCGAGGCCACTGAGCAGCGGGGCCGGTCACCGGCCCCGCCCTTCTAGGTCATCTTGCAACGTTTCATTCCGGCGGTCAGTCGACACCTCACCGGCCGAGGATCTTGCCCCAGGTGCGTCCATCCACCACCCCGGTCACCGGCACCCCCACGATCCGCTGGTAGCGGCGCACCCGGCCCTCGGTGACCGCCCCGAACCGGCCGTCGTCCTTGGCGCCCACCCACCGCTGCACGAACGCCACGTCGGCGCCAACCGCACCCCGGCGGAGATCGCGGCTGCCGCGCGATGGCCCTGGCGTGCCCGGCTTGCCCGAGCCCTGGAGCGCCTTGACCGCGGCCAGCGCCATCGGGCGGCTGACGTTGAGCTCGAAGTGCATGTCGTCGGGGCGGGTGAAGTCGGCGCCCCAGCGGATGAGGTGCGTGCCGCGGTAGCTGTAGCGGGCGAGCAGCGAGCGGATCTTGGCGCGCTTGGCCGGCGGGAAGGTGTTCCGCTTGCCCATCGGGTGCAGCAGCCAGTTCAGGTCCTCAGCAGCGGCGATGGCGTGCAGGCTCCACGCGTTCGTTCCGGCGATCTTGCGCGGGTTGAAGCCGCCGCACTGGCCCGGAATCAGCTCCTCGACCTCGCGGTCGAAGTCGCGCGCGAACCCGATCATGATCGGGGCGATCGCCCGGTCCACCGTCAGCTTCGCTGCGGTGCCCGGCACCAAGAAGGTGCCCAGCGTGGACCCCTTGGCGGGCACCGGGAAGCCCAGCAGCGTGGCCATCAGGCGTCTCCGTCCTCGTCGTTCTCGGCCGGGCAGTGCGGCAGCAGCTCGGCCGGGCCCGGCTCCACCTCGACCAGGTCGACCGGCTCGACGCCGGCGATGTCAGGTGCGGTCACGGATGACCCCCTGCTCGCGCAGCTCGGCGAGCACCAGGTCCGCGGCCGCCCGCGAGCCGGCCTCGATCCTCGCGTCCAGCTCGCCGTTGGTGCGGCGATCGATCACGGCGAGGGTGCTGGTCTGGGCGCTCGTCTCGGCGTGGATCTCGTCGAGACGCGGCTGCACGCCGCTCGCCGCGGCCGAGCCGGCGATCGCACCGCCGCTGATGCCGGCGAGGACCGCGGCCACCGCGATGACGTCACCGGCTGGCCAGTCGGCCAGGGTGGCGAGAGCAACGGTGAGGCCGCCGATGACGCCGGTCAGGCCGACAGTCGGCCAGGTCAGCTTGGGCATGGGGTGCTCCTATTCAATCTGCCGGTACATGAATGCGCTGCCGGCCTTGACGCTCGTAACATTGGCGCTGCTCGCGAACTGCGCCCAGGACAGCGCCAGATCGCCCGCAACCGTCACGACCACGGTGAAGCTCTCCTCGGTCGCGCAGTTGAAGCCCGTCGACGCCGCCGATCCGTAGCTCACGTCAGACGCGGCCGGCACGCCGTTGAACTGCGTAGTCGCGACGTCCGTGCGGGCGGCAGTGTTCGTGGCACCGGGCCCGATGCACGCCCGGATCGGGTTGTTCCAGCTGCCGGAGAACGTCCACGTCGTCTTGATCCGCTGCGTGTTCGTGGTCGGGGTGGTCCAGAAGATCAGCAGCTTGACCCACCACGTGCCGACCCCGAGCGCGATGCCGGACAGCTCCGGGTCGGCGACGTAGGTGGTGCCCGTCGTGGCGGATGACCGGTCGGTGGCGGTCCCCTTGACCACCGAGAGCGGGATCCGCGCTTCGAGGTCATCGAGTGCCCCTGGGGTCACCGGTTTGCCGGGGATGATGGCCACGAGCGCCTCCTATCGGGCCCAGCGCAGCGGCTGGTGGAGCACGAGTTCGGCCCCGGCGTCGTGGGCCAGGGTGTAGCCGTCCAGGCCGCGGTCCATGTCGAACGTTTGCGGGCTGGTGGCACCGCTGACCGCCGTGACGGTGACCCGCTCGGCCTGGGCGCCGGTGGCGGTGAGGATCCACATCACGAACGGCGTGTCCGCGTCCAGCGCCCACGGTGTACCGACCACATCCACCGACACGGCTTGGCTCGTCCCGGGCGTGACCGCGGACAGGCCGGAGACCAGGGTGGTGCCGTCGCTGTCGGCCAGGTCCACACCGGCCACACCGACCACCCACGGCCCGTGCGGCAGCGTGTTGAACGTGATCTCCCGCCGCCTGGGGCGAATGACCTCCGCCCAGCCCTGGATCTGGATGTCGATCGGGTCCGGCGGCAGGTCTGGCGGCGGATCGGTAATGACCAGCCGGTCGCCGGGCCCGGCCGCAGCGATCGCCCGCGCCAACTCCGGCTTGCCCGCGTCGACGAGCCGGGTCAGCGGGACCCGCACCCCCGGGATCCGGACGTTGTCCCACGTGCCCACGTGGGTTTCCCACCAGGCGACGTCGTGCAGCTGCTCGTCGGTCTCCAGGTCGAGGGTGTCCCCGCCAGGCCGCGGCCCGACGCCGTCCGGGAACTCGGCAATGGAGAGCCGGCCGGTGGTCTCGCGCGCCTGGTAGCTGGAGCCGCCCCGCCTCTCTGCCGTGTAGTCGTTGACGACCTCCTCGATCGGATCGTCCGGCTCCAGGTGCGGGGACTCGCCCTCGGTGTCGTACGCCAGCGTCGCCCTCGGCGTCTGGTTGTACAGCGACATCCGGGTGCGGTACGCCAGCACCATCGCGTCTCGGGCCTCGAACAGGATGCCCCGGTCCGCCGCCGCGCACGAGGAGAACAGCTCCAGCTTCGTGCCCGGCTGCTGCGGGCCCATCCTCGTGGTGTCGTCGGGGTTCCCGACGATCCGGACGGGGATCCCGAACTCGGTGCCGAAGCGGAGCAGCCGCCGGCCGGCGGTCTCGCCGTCGTTGCCGACGATCGCCTCGTCGATGCCGGCCGCCAGCGTGGCGCTGGTGCCGAGCATCAGGTGGCCGACCGCACCCCCGTCGAGGTTCCCGGCCGGCGCGATCCGCAGCCGCGTAGAGCGGCCCTGAGACTGGGCGACGAACGTCCCGTCAATGCCCAACTCGGTGATGGTCAGGTCGTCGCCGATACGCCGGGTGAAGATCTGCCAGTAGAGGTCAGCACCGCTGACCGTGACCTGCCAGCCGATCATCTGACGGCGGCCGGTCACGCCGAACGCGATCGCCCCGGAGTCAGCCACCTCCGCGCCGGTGTTGTCCAGGCCGCGCAGCCTCAGATCACCGGCCGCGGACACCTCCAGACGCCAGGTGCGCACCGTGCCGGACGAGGTGGTGACCTCGCACAGCGCGGCGTCCGCCGTCCAGCCGGTGGCCGGCACGTCCGCGACCATCCGGGCGGCGATCACACCGGTGGCGGTGTGCGTGATCGGGACGCCGGTCAGAGTAACGCCGGTGGCCAGTTCTAGCAGCGGGGCGGAGCCGGGGATGCGGTCGGAGGCGGCCAGCGACGGTGAGCCGGTGAACGTCATGGCGGTGCCGCCGGGCAGACCGGACGCCAGCGAGGTGGCCTCGGATCCGTCCTCACACGACGCGTACAGCACCATCAGCGGCAGGTTGGTCGCGCTGGTGGCCTCGCGGAACAGCGGCGAGTGGACTGGCTCGCTCGGTAGTTTCAGGCGGCGCAGCCAGCCGCCGATCTCCACGCTGGCCCAGCGCTTGCGCCCGCTGGTGGTCCAGCGGGTGGGCCAGTCCGCGATCTCACCAGACGCGCGGGTGTCCCAGTCGCGGATCTCCGCATCACCGGCGAGGCTCCAAGTGCGGCCTGCCGAGTCAGCGAAGCTACCGGCACCGGGCGTCTGGGCGGTGAAGTCGGGGTTGGCCACGATGCTGCCGCCGATCCCGGACCGCACCTGGAGCGCGTGCACGCGGCCGATCACCGGGTCGATCGCCAGCGCCAGCGAGGTACCGGAGACGAGCGTGGCCGTGCTCGCGAAGATCGAGGTGACGCCCGCCGTGACGACCGGGTCCCCGAGCTGGGTCCACGTGCCCGTCAGGTCGCCGCCGGGCGCGGTGTAGAAGGTGACGGTGTTCCCGCCTCCGCCGTTGTTGACGTCCAGGGTGGCGCGGAGCGCGATCCGGCCATCCCCCGCGGGCACGATGGCCTCGGTGGAGCCGACCTCGACCACGGCGGCGAACGTGCCGTCCGGCGACCAGCGCAGCCACATGATCATGTCGTCGTCGATCCACCACGACCAGCTGCGCTGGTTGCCGGTGGTCACGTACTTCTCCATCAGCGGCAGCCCGAGCTCGCGCTGCCAGTGCAGCGGCTGCACATCGGCGCGCACGTCCAGGTCCCCGGTGATGTCCAGGCTGGCATGGTCCGGTGTCGACACCGACGAGCTGGCGTCGGGCAGCCACAGGTGGGTGTCGTCGGGCACGATGCCGCGGGCCGGGACCGCCCGGCCGAGGAAGCCGAAGTGGGGGCCGCGCGGGTTCCGGCTGCTCAGCGATCCGTCGTCGTTGCGCAGCTTCAACGCGCACCGGATCGGGTCGGCGACCGCGGCGTTCTTGCCACGGCCGCCGGTGATCCGCGCCGGCTCGTCGGTGTGCGCCGGCACCGTCGTCCAGGTGCCGTTGATGTAGAGCTGGGCTCCGAACGGGGCGTCCACCGGCACCTCCTGCTATTGGCCGAGGACGACCTGGACGTTGCCGCCGCGCGGCTTGATGGCGCCGCGCAGGATCTCGATGAGGAAGTCGTCGACCGCGCTCCCGGAGGACCGGAGTTCGAGGACCATGCGGCCGAACATCTGCTGGAGCTTGCTGAGCGGGATGACCGCCTCGTCCTCGCCGCCCTCGCTCATGTTGACGAGGCGTCCGCCTGGTGTGGCCGGCACGATGCCGCCCGCAGCCAGGCGCGGGATGTTCGGGGTGTCGAGGCTCATGGGCGGCCAGGACATGCCCATGAAGCTGCCGCCGGGGATCCCGAAGCTGAGGCCGTTCCATTTGTCGATCACGTAGTTGATCGCGCCCTTGAACGCGTCCTTGATCCCGTTCCACATGCCACTCGCCTTTTTGGCGATCTTGCCCGGCAGCTTCTCGAACCAGGTCATCATGGCGTCCCACTTGCCGACGACCCAGTCCTTGGCGGCCCCGGCCGCATCCTTCACCTTCTGCCACCACTTGGGGGCGTTCTTCCCGACCCAGGAGATGGCGTCGCCGACTGCCCCGATCACGTTCTTGATCGCTTCGATCTTCGTGGCGGCCAGATCCACGGCGACACCCACCACCGTCATCACCGGCCCGATGATCGGACCGATCTTCTCGATCAGCTCGATGAACTTCGAGGTGTAGTCGACCAACGAGGTCCAGAAATCCTGGATCTTCTTCTTGTTCTCCGGGTCCGCCAGCCACTTCCGAACCGACTCCAGCGCGCCCTGAAAGGACTCCAGCGGGTTCTTCTCCTCCGCCGAATCCCAGATCGCCGAGAACAGCTCGCCGACGATCCCGACGACGGTCTTGCCGATGCTCACGACCTGGCGAAAGAACCCGGCCGCCGTCGTGAAGAATGACTCCAGCTTGCCCGACTTGTCCGCCTCGCGGATCCACTCGGAGAAGCCCTCAACGATGCCCGCGATCTCGTCGCCCATCGCCTCGATGAACGGCGCCGCAGCCCTCGACAGGCGGCCCCAGGCGTCAACGAACGGCCCGGCGAGTGCACCGCCGATCCGGCCGATCATCTTCTCGAAGGACTCCATCCCGACGTTCATGTCCGAGATGAAGCTCTTCTTCGACACGCTCTTGCCGAGGTTCTGGAAGAGACCGTTCAGCATCCCCGCCATCGACGTCAGTCGGGTTCGCAACGTGCCCTTCCATGCCTCCGCGACTGAGGTGATCCGGTCGCCGACGCCCTTGAACAGGCGCTCCTGCACGGCCAGGCGAAGATCCTCGAAGGCGGGCTTCAACCGCTTGATCGCGTCGACTGCGGCCTGAGCCGCCGGCGCGAGCTTCGTGATCTCGGCACCCGCACCGCCGCCCCCGCCTCCACCGCCGGACTTCCTGGCCTGCGCCAGGGCGTGCTCGGCATCGGCAACGCCCTCGACCGCGGCGCGCTCGCGTTTGCGGGCGGCGGCCACCTCGTCGGTGGCGGCGCGGTGGCGCTCCTGGGCAGCCTTGACCTCGTCGCTGCCCTTGATCCCCTTCTTCGCCGCCTCGGTCTGCTCTTTGCCCAGGTCCTCGACCCGGTCCTTGGCCTCCTCGGCGGAGTGCTGGGCCTCGCGGAGAGCGAGGCTGGCCTGTTCGATGGCCGCCGGATCGCCCTTCGCCACGGCCTCGTTGTACTCGGCCGTGGCCTCCTTCACCCGGAGAGCAGCGCGCTCCTCGGCCAGCTTCGCGCCCTCCACGTCCCGGGCCAGATCTTGCAGGTTTTCGGCCGCCCGCTCTTCGGCCCGGCGCAGATCGTCTTGGGCTTCTTTGGCCCGCTGACGGGCCCGGGTCAGGTTCTCCTGGGACGCGAGTACCTCTTCGTTGGCGTCTCGGACGCGCCTCTCGGCCTGGGCGATCTGGTAGGCGGTATCGACCATCGACTTGCCCGAGCCGCCTCCACCCCCGACCTTCTTGAAAGCGGAGTCCAAGCCCATGAAGCCCAAGCCCAGGACGCCGGTGAGCGCGCCGAGCCCACCGATCAGGCCAGGCAGCGAGCCGAGCATCCCGCCGAAGACGCCGATCGCCGGCGCTGCGAACAACGCCGCGGCGCCGACCCCCGCGATCAGCGGGGCGATCGTGCCGAGTGGCCCTGCCACCTGCGACAGACCCGACTGGACGTCTTGCAGCGAGTTCACCGCTACACGGCCCCCGGCGCCGATGCCCTGGCTGAGGGCGTCTCCGACCTCGGCGCCAGCGGCAACGAACCGGCCGCGGCCGTCACGGAGGCGGCCGTCCGCGCCGCGGGTGAACGCCTCTCCCGCAGCGCGGCCTGCCTCGTCGGCGGCGGAGACGAAGCGGCCCTTCCCGTCGCGCAGCTGGCCGCCTGCCTCGCGCGTGAACGCGTCGCCAGCGCGAGCACCGCCAGCGCCCCACTGGCGGGCGATCCCGGCCGCCGCGGTGGCCGCGTCGCCCTCCATCGCCTGGCCGGTCGCCTTGGCCTTTCGCCGGCCGTCGTCGAGGCCCTTCTCCAGCTGCTTGTTGTCGGTGCGGAGGACCGCGACCAACTCGCCCAGCTTGAGTGCCATCCCGGCCTCCTACTCGTCGACGGGCTCGTGTTCCTCGGCGGGCTGTCTGAGGGCGCGGGAGATCCTGGTCTTGGGTTCGCTGAGCAGCTGCACGATTCGTGTCTGGAGCCACCGCCAGGACCGGGCACGCATCAGCGCCCGGTCCTCGACGTCCACGCCGTACACCTCATGCAGGTCGGCCTCGATGAGCGGCCAGTGGCCGAGCAGCTGCTCCCAGGTGATTACCGGCGCCGACTCCTGCGCCCGGATCTCGTCCGGGATGTCGTACCACTCGTAGAGGCCTGTGGCCTCGTCCCGCCGTCCTCGCCCGTACTGGTCCCGCCAGCTTTCGCCGCGGCCCTCCGGTCGGCCCGGTTCCCCCGGGCCAGCCGTTCCGGGTCGCCACCGGACTTCCAGTAGGTCTCAGCGGCCTCGTCACCGCTGATGATCCAGATGAAGGCAGTCTCACCGCAGAACTCGATGTAGGCGTCCGCGACACCGTCCGCGCGCATCTGGTCGTAGGCGGTTCCGAGCACCCGCTGGGCGAGGGTCATCTCTTCGCCCGGGAGTTCGGGCAGCTTGTCGCGCTCGCCAGCGGCGGCCAGTCGGCACCAGAGGCCGAGTTCGGCAGAGGCGAGCGGCACCACGTAGTCCCGCTCGACTTCATCCGGGCCGGGCACGGTGAGGGTCAGCCCCGGTGAGAAGAACTCGCCGAGGCCACCGAGCTTGGTTGCCACGTCAGCTGATCACCAGGTCGTCGGCGGTCGTGTTGCTGTTCGAACCGGACGGTGTGGTGACGAGGGTGTCCTTCGTGCCCGCGGTCAGGGCCGGCTTGGTGGCCGCGATGAGACCGTCGTTGACGACCACGAAGTTGGTGGCCGCGGTGCCGCCGAAACTGACGGCGGTGGCGCCGGTGAACTTCTGGCCGAAGATCTGGATGATGCCGCCGGCGGCGGTGCCCGCGGTGGACGGGGACAGGCTGGTGATGACCGGGTCGTCGTTGCCGAGCGGGTTGGTGATGTCCTCCAGTGCGCCCTGGCCCATGAGCACCACGTCGATCACCTGGCGGCCCTTGCCGCCGCTCTGCTTCCACTCCTTCACGTACGCCCGGCCCTCGCAGCTGTGTCCGTCGGTGAGGCCGTCGCGGTTGTAGAACATCACGCCGAACTCCGACGCCTGGGCGCTGGCGGAGCGGAGGGCGACGAACTTGGACCGGAGGAAGGCGTGGACGGTGTCGAGCGCCGTGCCAGCCAGGTTGGTCGAGTAGGCGAGTTTCAGCTCGATCTGCCAGCTGTAGCCGGTGACCGCCTCGCGGGCGGCACCGCCGTCCTCGTAGGCCTCGTCGTCCTCGGTACGCAGGGTCTCGATGAGCTTGGCCTCTTCGATGCCCATGCACTGGTTGTAGGAGACCGTGGGGCTGGTGCCCGTGTCGATGTCGATCCGGTATTTGCGGGAGAGGACTGTGACGCGGGTGGTGGGTTCGGTGGCCATGCGAGCCTCCTGCTAGTCGGTGTTGTTCGAGGTGGGACGCATGGCGTCCACGAGGTAGTTCTCTGAGCGCTCCCACCTGCGGGAGCCGTCCTGACCGAGCGATGTGTATGAGCGCCGGCCGACGTCCTTTACGGGGATCTCGCTCCAGGTCAGGCCGGATGCACCGTCGAGCAGGTCGAAGATTCCGTCGGCGAGGTCGTCGCATTCGCGCGGGTCCGAGCCCGCACGTAGCCGGATCTGCACGCCCAGGATGTGGTCCGCCATGCCCGGCAGATTCCGGTCAAGCGGGTACGCGGTGAGCGTGATGAGCCGGTCGGGTTGGTCCGGGATGGCCCGGATCACGATGGCGGTGTCGCCGGTGTCGTAGGCGGTCCCGGTGGGGTCCCAGGTGCCGATACCCGCGTCCGCCAGGTGCTCGGCCATGCCGGTGAGCAGGCGGGAAGTCCAGCCGTCTCCAGTCGCCACGTCAGTCTCCGATCGTGTCGCGGAGCGGGCCGGCGAGCAGGGCGAGCATGGTGTCCCGCTCGGTGCTCATGGGCTCTTCCAGGTATTTGGCCTGGCGGCCTTCGTCGTGGCGCCAGGCCAGCTCCTCGTGTTGGCGCACCGCGTACGGGCGGTCGTAGGAGACGGCGGCGGCCGGCTCGGACTCGTCGACGGACACCTCGCCGGACCGGTCAAGGTCGCCCTCTTCGAGCGGGACGAGGACGCTGGATGAGGCGAGGAGGTGTTCGGCGGCGAGTTGGAGGCCGTCGACGGAGGCTCCGTGCAGGGTGGCCAGTACTTCGTCGTCGGCCCACGTGAGGGTGAAGCTGTCGCCGTTCTCCACGTCCATGGCCTACTCCAGGGAGAGTTCTTGGTGCTCCGGCAGTGCCAGACCTGGCGCGGTGAGGCGGGCGACGGCGATGACTCGGGCTGGCCGGCTACGCCACGGGACCGTCACCAGCGACCCGGGCTGTACCTCGGGTGTAAGCGGGGCGTACACGGTGGTGCTGGACAGATGTTCCTGTCCATACGCGTCGACGGTCTGCACGGTGACGGCCCGGCGGACGTCCTCGATCACGCATGGGCTGATTTCGGTGGCGTCCGCGTGGGTGTCGCCATAGGCGCCGGAGCCGGTCCAGAGCTGCACGGACACGGCCTGGGTGAGCGCTTCGGGAATGCATTCGGCGACGAACTCTTCCCAGGTCACCAGGCCGCCCACCGTTCGCCGGGGCCTTGGCCGGTGAGTCCGGCAGCTTGGAGGGTGAGCCAGGCCTGGTCGACGAGCCCGTTCGTGCGCGGGACCGGGGTCGTCGAGGTGGCCGCGCGCTGTACCTGGATCTTGCCGATGCTGAAATTTGTGGCGGTCTGGGTCAAGCCGCCGAGGCCGGTGGTGTCACCATCCTGCTGCGCGCCGGCGATCTGCTCAAGCGAGGCCTGCCGCAGCGCCTCGATCACGTCCGCGTCCTCAACGTCGTAGACCGAGCAGATGAGCGCCCGATCGATCTCCCGGGCGGCCCGCACGAGCAGGGTGTCCGCGTTGTCGGGCAGCGGGGACAGGATGTTGGACAGGTCCGCCTGGCTCGCGTACGCGCCGGTGGGCGGGGTGGTGAGCGTGCTCCCGTCGACCACGGCAAACGCCCCGTGGACGATGTCGGTGACCGGGCCGGACACCACCACGTCATACGTCCACTGCCCGGCGGCAGCCGGGGCGAACGTGGCGGCCCGGTACACGCCGGTGGACGGCGAGGACACGGCCGGCACGACCGGCGAGCCGCTCGCCGGTGTGGCGGTGAACAGTACGGTGGCCCCGGCGGTGAGCGCCCCGTCCCGGTCGTAGACGGTGTGCTCCAAGTTGACGCCCTGGCCAAGCAGATACCGGGGCATGGCGTCCTCCAGGAAGTCAGGTCGGTGGTTGTCCGGTGAACAGCGTCTGTGGCCGGGAGACCGTAGAGAGCGTGGGCGGCCTGGACGTGGTGCGGAGCGTGCTGGTCGGGGAGGAGACGACCGGAGGCACCACGGTGGCGGTGGCGGCCAGGGCCCCGACGGCCGCGAGCGTGGCCGTGGTGCTGGTCGACCGAGCGCCGATGCCGGTAAGGGTGGCGACGGCGGCGAGGAGACCGATGTCGACCGCGGTCAGCGCCGCGGCCGCGGAGAGTCCGCCGGTACTGGCGAGTGTGGCGGTCGCCGGCTGAACCCGTTCGCCGTCGGCGGTCAGGGTCCCGCTCGCGGCGAGGGTGACCGTGGTGACCGCGGTACGGTCTCCGGCCGCCGTGAGCCCGCCGGTGGCGGCCAGAGTCGCGAAACCCTCGACAGGGGTGTCCCCGGCGATGAAGTCGATGTCGGCGAAGTACGAGCCGTTGCTCCCGGCGCCGGTGGCCGGATAGGCCAGCCCCGCATTGATCGTGAACGTCGCCTGTCTCAGCGTGCCCAGTCCGACCGGGTCGTCTCCGGCGGCATCAGCGACCAGGTCGGCGTTGACGATGTCGCTGGCATGCAGGTTCGCCGAGTACACGTACCGGCCGGCGGAGCTGTAGACGGCGGCGCGGTAGAGGACTCCGGCGGTGATGGGCACGGGGCTGTCGAAGGTGATCGACTGCCATCCGCCCGCGGCAGGGGAACCGACCAGCGTCTTCTGCTCGAGCAGGGTGCCGGCCGGTGTCGGGTCGTCGGCGGCGTCAACCTCGTAAATCGCGCCGATGTAGGTGCCGGAGACCGTGGTGGTGGTGTACCAGCGGACACCCGACGCGTAGCCGTCCACCGTGCTGCGGATCGTGGTGCCGAAGGTGATGCCCGGCGTCCCGTCGTCGGCATCACCGACGGTCGGTACCTGGTCGGTGAACACATGCTGGACCTGGCCCGGGATCTCACCATCGGCGGTGAGTGCACCGGTCGCCGCGAGGGTGGCGGTGGCGTCGGTGGAGCGGAGGCCGCTGGCGGTCAGAGCGCCAGTCGCCGCCAGTGTGGCCGTGGCGTCCTGGGCGCGAACCCCAGTTCCGGTGAGGCCGCCGGTCGCGTCGAGCGTGGCCGCCGCCGCCTGGGTACGTTCGCCGGCGGCCGCCAGCCCGCCGGTGGCCGTGAGCGTGGCGGTGGCGTTCTGGGTGCGTACGCCGGTAGCGGTCAGCGTGCCGGTGCCCGCCAGGTCCACCGTGGTGCTGGTCGAGCGGGCTGCTGTACCCGTGAGCGTGCCGGTCGCGGTGAGGGTGGCGGTGGTGATGGCTTCTCGGGTGGCTGTGCCGGACAGGCCGCCAGTGCCCGCCAGGGTGGCCGTGCCGACGCCGGTCAGGACAGCCGTGCCGGCCAGTGCACCGGTGCCGGTGAGAGTGGCCGTTCCGGCGCGCTCTGCCGTGGCCGTGCTGGTGAGCGTGCCCGTGCCGGTCAGCGTGACGGTCGTGCTCTGGACGCCGAGGGTGTTGAAGTTGTCGACGTAGGCGTGATTGGCCGTACCCGAGCCGCGCTGCGCCTCAAAGATGATCCGGAGATCGGTGTCGGACGTCCACGCGGGTGCGGCCAGCGTTCGCCGCGTCGTCCAGGTCGTACCGTCCGGCGCCGTGGACCAGACGATGTTCCCGCCGGTCAGCTGGATCCGCAGCCACTTGTGGGTGGTCGCCGAGTAGGCGATCTCCGTGGCCGATGCATCGAAATACGACGTGTTGCTCTCGAACCTGATGTTGCCGCTGACGGTGTCGATGCTGCACGCCAGGTTGGTGCCGTCGGTGATCGACAGCACCGCCAGCCTGGTCAGGCAATAGTCCGATGCACCGGCAGCCGCCGCGGCGGTGACCTCGGCATACACGGTGTCCAGGCTGTAGATCGCCTCGGACAGGATGCCCGCGAAGTCGGGTGTGCCACCGGTCTGCGAGACGGGCACTCGGCCGCGGCCCGAGTCGATGTCTGCGCCGCCGTAGGAGTTGTCCCACGGCGGGATGGCCAAGGATGGCCCCGGGAAGGTGTCGACGACGGTGCTGGTGGCTGGCACAAGCGCTCCCCGGGGGCCGTGAGATGGGTCAGGCTGCCAGGCCGCCCTGCGTCGCCGTCGCCGTGATCGACAAGGTGTCCCCGTTCGCGACTGCCTTGCTACTGGCCAGCGCACCCGACGACGTGAAGTTCCCGGAGGTCAGCGCATCCCACTCGCTGATGTGGGAGATCGTCTCCGACCCTGCCGACCACGCCGTCCACGAAACCGCCGACGCGGTCATGGACCGGTTGGTCGACACCGTCGACGGCGCCCCGTACGTCAGCGCCTTCCGGAGCGTCTCCGCCGAGGCCGCTGTCGTCCCCGCCGCACCCGGATCAGCGGTGTGCAGCTTCAGGTGCGCCGTGAAGCTCGTGAACGACGTGGCACGTCGAACGTTGAGAACGCTGTCCGCATACGTGCTGCTCAGACCCGTCGTCACAGCTCAGCCCCTCCCATCAGGTGCGCCAGCAGCGCCCCACCACGCAGTTCCTCCGCGCCTGCCGTCTGCGGCCCGCACACGCCCTCCGGGCAGCCTGCCACCCGGCAGCAGTCCATGTGCCGGTCGGATGCGTTGGTGTCGAGCAGCTCGTCGACCAGGCGCACCCGCTCGGCCTCCGGTGCGTTCGCCAGCACCTTCGCCACGATGCCCGGGCCCGGCTTCTCGAACTTCTGGCCGGTGAGCACGTGCCTCGGGTGATCGTCCACGCCTCCGCAGAGGTCACAGACGCGCAGCGGCCGGTCGCCGCCGATGTTCTCGCTCATGAGCCCTCCCAGGGCGGTTGGAACGGTGCGGGCCCAGCCAGATCAGCCAGGGACCGGACCCGCACCGAGATCAGGTGAGGACGACGTACGGGATGAAGTTTTTCGCCGTCACGCTGGTGATCGTGGCCGGGGCGGTCGTCGTCAGGCTGGAACCCGACGAGACCGACAGGTTGCCCTCACCGGTGACGATCGCCGGAGCACCTAGGGTGCCGAGCAGCGTCGGGACCGCGGTCGCCTTGACCATGATGCCGACCCAGTAGACCCCGTCCACGGTGATCGTCTGCGCGGTCGCCAGCGCGACCGTCTTGGTGCTGTTCGCGGCGATCGCCCCGGTGAGCTGGTCGGCGCTCTGCGCCAGCAGCGCAGGCGTGGCCGCGCTGGAGTAGAGCGCGACGAACCAGTTCGTCGGCGTGTCCGCGGCGGTGGCACCGCTCCGGAAGGAGATGTTGGTGACGATCTCTCC